CGGTCGCTTTGGTAGGATTGAAAAGGCGTTGAACTCTTGGTTCAATTGGGACCAAACTTTGCGACCATAAATCGCTTGGTAAGTACCAGCAGTTGTGGACAGCATAGGGCTGTCAGCCTTGAGCAACTCACTACCGGAGTAGGAATAGCCCATTGCGTTCCCTGCGCCGTAGTAGTATCGTTCCATGTCAGTTACGCTTCGGATATAATCTCGTGCCATATATTTCACTCTCCATTATTTTTTTTGTTTTTCAAGCCCCTCGTGTTACCGATGCGGCGAGATTGTGTACTTCATCCCAAGACATGTTGCCCAAGTCTTGTGTGGATGGGACTTCAACATTAGATGTGGAAGCCGACTTTTGAATTGATGTGCCGGAAATGGCGATGTTGTCAATTCGCTCACTTAGAGCGTTGATGGACTTCATCACTTCATTGATTGGGGCACGAGCATCGAACTCGGCTTTTTCAGCCTCATGCTTTGCGATTGCCATTTCTTTGCTCAATCGGTTAGAGAATTGAGATTCAAGGTCACCACGGAATCCTTGTTCCAATGCGGCGGCTTTGTACACTTCGTATGCGGCTTCAATATCACTTGAAGAAACATTGCTGTGGTTAAGGTAGCCCTTGCTCATCGAAACAGGTCCGAGTGCGCCGGATGGGGTCTTACCACCGGATGAGGTGATAGCGTTAATTGCACCAGTGGAAGGTGAACCGTTTTCTTGTCCACGGCCACGGACTTGACCAGCAAAGTAGTCAGCACCGTCAACAGCGTCGGGATTGTCAAAGCCACCAAGTTGTGCCTTCTCCAAGTTGTCGAAGTGAGAGCGTGCTTGCATTGTGTCAACACCAGCAGATTTGAGGGTGTCTTCCATCCAGTTCAAGTATTCAGCGGTGATTACATCGCTGTATTCACTCTTTGCGTAGTTCATCTTATCATCATCATTAGTCATAGGTTCATCATCCTTTTTGTCTTCGTCTTTTTTGTCAGCGAATGGGTTTTTAGATTCTTTCTTTTCCTCTTTGGGGTCGGAATCATCTTTTTTGTCGTTCATGTGTTCTTTGAGGCCGGGGGGCATTTCGCCTTTTTCCATTGCGTCAAGTCGGGCTTCGAGTCTGCTCATAACATTGTTTAAGTCATTTTCTGTGGTCATGTTGGTGTCCTCCTTTAGAATGCGAAATTGTGCTTCGGGGTTAATTCCTTTTTCACAAATCGTAATCTCATGTAGTTCCATCTTACTAATTTCTTGGTAATCTCCATGTTCTCCATCGGACTTTCGCACTCTTTTGAACGCTTGTCCTCCAATGGAAAATCCTTGCAAATTACCCTTACGGATTTCTGCGGCCACTTCACGAGCCTTTTCAATGTCGTTGCGAAGTGAAACAACCACAAACATACCAGTATCGTCAACTTCGGATTTCCACATCCTTCCGTTTGAGTCAACATAGGAGTCAATAACTTCTCCCACTTGAATGTTAGAGTGAGCGAGTTGCACATTGCGGAACTTGTCACTCTTCATAAATCCGCCAAAAGCATCCTTTAGTGCTGAACGGGTAATGAGGTCGCCTTGCTTGTCCACCAGTTCAACTGATGCGTAGCCAGCGATAACCATGTCGGAACTGCCCTTGATGAGAGCAATGCCGGAGGTAGGTCGCTTGAGGGACAACATTACCCTCCGATTCATTGTCATGGTATATAGAATGATACTATTACACTGAAAGAGTTGGAGTATCGTTTTCATCGTCATAAACGATGGACTCGTCTTCATCGGTCTTCATTTCAATGTGTTTTATTGGCTTTTTCTTTTTTTCTGCGGAATCGGGTTTTATTTCCCCTTCATCCGGTCTTTTCTTTCCGTCATAATCCGGTAAGTTGCTTTCTTCGGTTAATTTTGTAGGACCGCTTGGAGATTCTATAGGTGTAGCCATATCAATTCCTAAGCCTCTCGGTCCAGTCCAAGTCAATTTTTCTTTAGCAAGTTGGTCTAAAGCCCTACTGATTACTTCAAGTGCCTTTTTTGTTGAAGGTTTAAGCAAACGATTGTCGTCTTTTTCATCCAACACCCCTGCCGATTGCTCATCTTGTTTTTTACGACTCGGTACATCTTTTTCATCCATTTCTAACTTCATAAGATGACCTTCAATCATCAATGGAGCAACGGTATGCCAATACGGGTGAAGACTTTCTGCTAATGTAATTGAGTAATTTGACTTTCTCAAATCACCCAAAGCGGAAGAAGGTGTGTGTAAATACCAATTTTCTCCAATTCTTTCAACTTGATATGTCACTGTGTCGATATTTTTCAAAATTACTTGAATAGTATTGTTGTGATATTCTAAATCGTGTGGTATGAGTATAGGTGAAAATGATTTTGTAAGTAAGTCGAGGGATTCTGTGCTGGCCGCACCTTCACCTTCACCTTCACTTTCTATTTGTCCCACTTGTACATTGTACACATCTCGACTTTTTCTTCGTTTTTTAGAAACACCAGTGATAGTTGCTCGAACAATATCGCCAACTTTGAATGCCTTTTGTTGATTGTGTGCTGTTCCTACATCCATGTAAAATTTGTTTTTATGTGTCACAGCCCGGTTGCCCAATGATTCACCATCAAGAATTGGACCAGCACCAAGTTGGTATGAGAATGGACCATTACCCTTACGGTTAAGGATAATAAAATTGAAGTCACGAGTTTTACGCAGTAATAACCACTTTGGATGACGACGCTCTCCTTTCATGTATGTAGATTTGTTGTCACGCAGAAGTACAACTTTATGTTCATTCTGCAAAATTTTAACAGCATCTTCAAGTCCTTCTTCATCAGTCATTTTAGTGTCATGCGGGCCGGGAATAATGACATTTTCATGGCTATCAAACTGCCCTCTTAGCACTTTCATGCGTTCATGCATCAACATTTCACTCACATTAGTATCATCATAATTGATAATGTCGATGATGTTCAAATCTTTTTCACCTACAATACCATCAATAACAAAATTATTGTCATTTAGTTCTGCAAGGCTTTCTTTGAAGGCTTTCTTCAATCCTACTTTACGGCCATTCTCGTCGTAAGTGGTAATTTCATTGTCTTTTTGTACGATAATAACACGCTTACCATCGTACCATTTACTTACAACCCAAGAACCACTGAACCCTCTTAAGTGTTCAAGGTCGCTTAAATCAAAGATACGATGCATGGGTCGTACAGGTGGAACCCATTCAGCATCACTACTCTTTGTTAAAAGAACATCCGGGTTCAAAAGAGAAGCAATATATTCTCCCATCTCCCCCAAAGCAATACGGTCTTCTGCTGTTTCGTAAGTTAATGGATTCATTGCTAAAGCCGGTGATGTGGCATTTTGTACTGGTATGCTTTCTAAACTTTGAAGCACTTGACTACCTACTTCTTTCCCGTGTAAACCAGTAATTGCATCTTGCCATGTATTTTGAAACAACTTTGGTTCAGTAAAAGTTCCGACTATGGGTTCACCATCACTTGAAAAATCAATTCCAAATGTTGATTGTTGAGGATTAGCCACTGAATGTACTACACCGGCTCCGGTGTGTGTTGGAATAATACCATAGGTATCGGGGTTTATTCCACCTACAGGTACAGGTTCTTCATTAAAACCAACAGACAGTGTGGTTTTTTCTTGAGGTGCTATATTATCAATGTTAATTTGATTTTGATTCAAGGCAACAATACTATCAAGTCGGTTTTTTGAAGCACGAGTCTTGTATTTTTTCTCCCCCGAACCAACACCAAAACGATTGTGAATGTCAAATTGCTTACCACCAGCATCAAAGAACGATAAACCAGCAGGTGACATAAGTGAGTCATCGGCTACAGTGCGTACAACATTGCTTGTAATACTGTGAACTGGGTGTTGCTTCCATTTTTCGTGTTTTGGTTGTGCGTTTTCCATTGCAGTGTGGAAGCCTTCTTTTACACTGTCTTGTAAAAATTCATCATCACCAGCAAGGTGATGCAAAAAGAAATCATCATCAAATTTACCGCTTTCCATAAGTTGGCCCACGGTACTCACATGCAAGGGTTGGTTTGTATTGTTAGATTCGTCAATTATTCGTTGAACATGTGAAGCCATGCGGTTTTTTTGTTCTGTGGTTTTTGGAGTAAGACCAAGACCTTCTAAAACTTCATCGGTGTTCATAGTACCGTCAACGGTAAAAATTTCGTCACCTTGCAGGTGTTCGGTTATTTTTGGATGTACACCCTTTTGTCGTTGGGGTACTTTTTCAGTTGTATTACCAAAACGGTATGCTTGAGTTTTGATACCGTGTACATCATGCGGTACTATACCCAACATTCTTTCAGCCTCAAACATCAGTCGATTGTGATTTGCAAGGAACTGTTGAGGGTCTGTTTTTGCTAATTCTTCACTAAAGTGATTTGGGTCATGTTCCAATACACGAGGTAGTAAAAATTGTGCGGCTTGAAATACAGACTCACGGCTTGCTTTGAGTAAGTTATTGAAAACTTTAGCATCTGCCTCAACAGGATTGGTTTTACCAAGTGCCCTCTTTGCGGCTTTACCTTGTAGTTGATTAAGTTCAACTGTGAGTTCTTGTATTTCATTCATAATGCGCTTTGCCCCTTCGGGACTAAACTCTCCTTGTGCCGCAGGGTCATAGAGTGTTGATTGAAGTTTTTCAATTTCTGTACGAATATCTTCTTCTCTTTGAACAGAAGGGTACATACCACCCATTGATAACGCTCTATGAATAGTGTGAGCATCAAATGGTAGTAGATTACCTTCCTTATCAAGAGTTTTAATTTTACTCTTGCCAGTCAAACTTTCTTTTATGTTTTCTTTTCTTTTTTCTTGTGCCAGTTCATAACGGTGGTTTGTCAGCCAGTTATGTAAACCTTCAATGTCGCCAGTATTGAGTGCTACATCTTGTTGAGTAAGAGCATCCTTAAGTTGTTGAAATTCTATGTTATTTTCATCGTCATCAATATCCCCATGAAGGTGATTAAAAACTTCGGTTGCTGAATTGTTGTTCAATTTTGCTAATGCAGTTAAAATCCTCATATTTTTAGCATCATCGGCGTTTCTAATGTACCGCTTAGTATGTGTAAACGATGGTTGTGTTTGCCCCATTCCTTGAAAATCTATGAAATCGTCATGGTCAGCACCATAAGTGACAGGTACATTTCCATCTTTTAATGCCTTGAGTTGTTCTATTGAAGTTTTGTTGGGTGCATGGGGTGAATTACTTCGACCGAGCATAGTTTTGAGGTAATGTAGTTTTCTTTTCTTTGCTAATATAGGCGTATCACCGCTATGTGATGAATATGCTTGTTCGGGATGAGTAGTTTTCATAGCGTTAGATGTAATGGATGGATGGAAATACCGTGTTTTAAATTTCTTCCTTTCTGCACTGTTCATATTCCTTATTGCATATTCTGTTTGAGGTGAAAGCGTTGTTTTATGAAGAGTCCAGTTATGTTTTTCACCTGCTAATGTTTTTGTAAATACATTGGCTGGTGAAAATATGTTTTCCAACAAAGTGCG